CCATCGTGGGCGCCCAGTCCAGCTACGTCTCGGACGCACTGGTCGCGGTGTCCATCGGCCTGGAGTACGAAGAGGGCACAGAGATCATCCAGAAGTCGGGTTCCGGTCGGGTGTGCCTGACCTACCGGGCACCGGACACCCTGAAGCGGGGCACCATCTCCGACTTTCAGGTGTGCACCCCGGACCCGAATGTCCTGGAGTTCGCGATCGGTGGTGACGTGATCTCCACTGGCGCGGGCACCGCCGAGGTCCAGACGGTCACCATCACCGGCACGCCGACGGGCGGCACGTTCACGCTGACCTTCGACGGCGAGACCACGGCGCCGATCGCCTACAACGCCATCAACAGCGCGGTGGACGCGGCCCTGGAAGCCCTGCCCAACATCGGGGTGGGCGAGGTCGCCGTGACCGGCGGCCCCGGCCCCGGCACGCCGTATACGGTCACGTTCCTGACCAGTCTGGGCAACGTGCCGCAGATGACCGCCGACGGTGCACTACTGACCGGCGGCGTGGCCCCGGCGGTCGCGGTCACCACCGCCACGCCAGGCAACAACCTGACCGACATCGGCTACCGGGCGCCCGAGGTGGGCAGCGAGGCCGTCCCCAACGGCATCGGCCTGGAGTTCTGGACCGCCGCCATCCAGGACGGCTCCTACGCCGCGAACCTGCCCTACCTGCACTGGGTGCTACCGCGCTCGAAGGTGCGGCCGTCCGACGCCTGGGCGCTCAACGGCGAGAACGCGCTACTTCCGGGCTTCGAGGGATGGAGCGAGCAGAACCAGAACTGGGGCGCCGGCCCGGCCGACGACTGGCCCTACGAGTCCGACCGCGTCTGGCAGTTCGCCCGCGTGGCGACCCTGCCGGACCTGACCCCCGGTTTCGTGGCGGTCTCCTGACCCCTGGTGGCCCCAGGGAAACTGTGGGGGCGGGTGCGTTCCTTGCCGGCGCCCCGCCCCCACGCTTGTAGGAGGAGTCCATGACCAGCCCCACCTCACCGGTCCTGTGTTCGCCGTGGGCGACCTCGGCGGACATCCCCGCCGGCAGGCTGACCCAGCTCGTAGACGTGGACGGGTTCGACCTGGACCAGATCGACGCCGCCCTGTTGCGCGCCAGTGAGCTGCTCTGGGCGTTCTCCGGGCGCCAGTGGCTCGGTGGCGGGTGCGAGGAGGACGCGCTGCTGCGTTCCTTCCCGCCGATGCCCGGCACCGGCATATGGCCATACAGCCCGTCCTGGGGCGCCTGCTCGTGCTGGGCCTACGCGGTATGGCTCGACGGCCGCCCCTACCCCACACCGTGGACTGGATTGCACATCGCGGTCCCCACCTCGGTGCAGCTCCCGCGTGCACACATCACCGAGGTAACCGAGGTGACGGTAGCGGGGGACATCTTCCTGGGCTGGGAGGTGAGCCCGAGCGGCTGGCTGACCCGCACTGACGGGCAGGGATGGAACGTTTGCGCCGGCGACACCGAGGTCACCTACCAGTTTGGTGACCCCCCGCCCGCAGGGGGTAGAGATGCCGCCGTTGAATTCGGTATCGAAATCCTGCTGGACCAGGCCGGAAGCGACGCATGCCGCCTGCCCCCGAACACCGTGTCGGTGACGCGCCAGGGCCTGACCATGGAACTCCAGTCCACCGACCGCCCCGACTTCCGCACCGGCTTGCCCCTCGTGGACATGTGGCTGGAAGCCGTCAATCCGTACCGACGCCCACAGTCGGCCCAGGTATGGTCACCTGATGTACCGCGCCTGATGAAGCGAGGAGCCATCCGTGAGGTCTGACCCGTTCGCCCCGGCGAACAGCCCCCAACACGTCAAGAACCTGTCCGCCGCGTTCGCCCCCAAGAACGGCGACCCCGAGGCAGGACGCCACGCCGAGCTGGAGCACAAGCACGCCGCCGCCATCGCGGCCATGCTGGACGCCGACCCCAACGCCGGCCCGATCCGGAACGAACTCGCCGAGCTGATCGAGGCGCACGTAACCGGCCACGAGCTGGCCGACAACGTCTACCCGATCACCGAGGAGCTGCAGCGACGCGCCACCCTCGTGGACGAGTACCGCACCCAGCTGGGCGAAGAGGGCCCGGACGCCGAACCGCCGGCCGTCGAGGATCTCACCGGCCACCTGTACGCATGGCGTGAAGGCGACCGCACCGAGGACGACGCCGAGGAGCCCAGCGGTCAGCCGGACGGCGAGACCTCCAGCGGCTGGTACTTCGCTGGCGAGCCCGAGGAGGGCGACCCCGCCGGAAGCCTGGCCGTCCCGCCGCGCAACGGGCCCGGCTCGGACACCGACACGTGGCGCGCGTTCGCCTCGGCGGCCACGCTCACCGAGCCCAGCGAATGGGCCACGATGACGCGCGGTGAGATCATCACGCACCTGGAGCAGAACAAGGTCATCCCGAGCGAGCAGGCGTGAGCACCGCCGGTCAGGGCATCGCCGTCCGGGGGCTGGCGCACGCCATCCTGGACGCCGTGGTGACCCACTGGGGTGGCACCGCTGCGCCCCTGCCTGACCGGCGGTACGTCGCGTTCGGCGACCCGTCCAGCGTGCCGTGGGACTGCGAGCAGCTGGTGATCTCCCTGGTTGGCGTGGGCTTCGGGCCCGCGCAGGACGCCGCCCCTCCGACCACGCCCCGCGCTGGCACCCCGGCCAGCATCATGTCCGTGCGCCACGCCGTGTTCAACATCGCTCTGGTGCGCTGCATCCCAGGGCCGACGACCCGGAACGCCACTCCGCCGACCGTGGCCGCCCTGCAGGCCGCCGGCGACCGGTTCATGACGGACGCCGGCATGCTGTCCCAGGCGCTCGTGCGCTGGGCCTCCAGCACCTACAAGAACTTGCCGAACGACGGCGCCAGCTCGGTGCAGCTCGGTGTCATCGAGCCCGGCGAGGCATCCGGCGGCCACGTCGCCCTGTCGGGCGCGGCCATCGTCACCTGCGCGGCACTGGAGTAGGCCATGGCTGACTTCCGTTGGACCGCCGGCCAGGTTCGGCTCCTGCCAGGGGAGCCGCAGGCATTCGCGAACGACCCCCACGAAGGCGTGATGTACGACCTTCGCTACCGGCTGTTCTTGATTGCCGGCCTGGCCAAGAGGCGCGTGCAGGTGGACACGGGCTTCCTGCTGACCACCATCCGCGATGAGGTGAACTCGAACGTCCGCCGGTACCCGTACGGCGATGTGATCGCCGGCAAGGGGGGCCGACGCAAGAAGGGCGGCGACCCGCGCACGGTGCCCGAGATCATGGACCGTGGGTCACGTCCGCACGTGATCAGAGCGCGACGCCGCAAGGCACTACGCTTTGTAGTCAACGGCAAGGTTGTGTTTGCTCGCACCGTCCTGCACCCCGGAACTCGGGGCAGTGGCTTCCTCACCAGAAGCCTGTACGACGGTGGCGGTATCTAACGAAGGGGCCACCATGGTTGAGGTCATCCGCAGTAAGAAGCGCTACACCGGCAAGCCACCGAAGGTGTGGGAGTTCGGCCTGGAGTTCTACCGAGGCCAAGACCCCGTGGTGCACGAGTTCAGGGCGTATCCCAACATGGACGCCGGCACTCTCAGCTACACCCTGGGTGCCACACACAAGCCCGAGCGCGCCATCGAAGGCATCGTGCGCAGTATCCGGAAGATGCTGGCCGACGACGACGGCACGCCCGCCGACTACCGGCCCCGCCGCTACGAGCCGCCCACCGAGGAGCCCGACGACGAGGACGACAGCACCTACCGGGAGCGGCACGGCACCGAGCCCACGAACGGCCTGTCGGCCGTTGACGACATGCCCGAGGGATGGCAGGACGCCGCCCGCGCCGGCTGGCAGGACAGCCCGGCGGCAGAGGCCGCCGGGCTCACCGAGCCGGACGACGACGAGGAGGACGCCGATAGCCTCTTCTTCGGCCCCGACAACGAGCCCGCCACCAGCGAGCAGGTCACCGAGGCGCTGAAGTTCGAACGCGGATCCAGCCAGCGTCGGTTCGCCTACCTGATGGACGAGGACGAGTCCCTGACCCTCGATATCGAGCAGCTGCAGACCGTCTACAAAAAGCTGTTGGCGCAGGTAGCCGACCGCCCTACGCGTCGGTAGTCCTGCTGTTCGGGATTACCGAAGACCCCGTCGCCGGCCCGTACGTACGCGGCAAGCTGGCACTTGCGGACATCGATGCGACAACCCCCGCTGGTGTGTGGCTAGATGCCGTGTACGCGACGTACGCCGAGGCACCGCACGAGGTGCTGGAGAAGCTGACCAAGCAGATGGTGATCAAGGAAGCGATGATCGACCCGGAAGGCGCTCGGGAGACCTGGGGCCAAAGGCCAGAGCACATCGCCATGGCCGGCAAGCTGGGCCAGGGCGCGGGAGTCGAGGCCGGCAACCCTGCCGCCATGGCACCCACCCAGCGCCCCGGTACGCCGAGACGACCACCGATACCGCAGACCGCCCGGCCGCCCATCCCCACCACGCCCGTGCGGGGCGTGCGGCCACGGCCCCGATAAAGGCAGGGAGGCGAGCGCGTGGCCCGGATCATCGCCGAGGCCGGCGTAAGACTGCGAGTCGACGGCAAAGGTCTGGCGCTGGAGATTCGCCAGGTCATCCGTGGCGCCATGCGCGAGGCGCAGGCCACCCAGGTGAACCTGCCATCACCCACGCGGGGGATGGCAGACGACGCCGACCGCGACAGCAACCGGATACGCCGCAGCCTCTCCAGCATCGGGGACGCCCTGCAAGGCGTGGCGGCCAGAGCCACCAGCGCGGTCCTGTCCGGTAGCAGGCTGCTGCTGATCGGCGCGGCCGCCGGCGGAGCCCTCGGCGGGATCACCTCCCTGGTCGTGGGCATCGGCTCACTGGTGGTCGCAGCCAGTCAGGCCGCCGGCGTGGTGGGCCTCCTGCCGGCCGTCTTCGCAGCGGTGAAGGCCAGCACGGCGGCTATCAAGCTGGGCCTCTCGGGCATGGGTGACGCCATGTCCGCTATCGCCTCGGGCGACGCCGCCGCGTTCGACGAGTCCCTGAAGAAGCTGTCCCCCAGCGCCCGCGACTTTGCCCGCGCGGTGCGCGACGTCAAGCCCGCGTTCGATGAGATGAAGCTGGATGTCCAAGAGGCCCTCTTCCAGGGCCTGGCCGACGTCGTGAAGCCTCTCGCCAACACCTATCTGCCTATCGCCACGGCAGGCTTCCAGGGCGTCGCCAGGCAGGCAGGCATGGCGGCCCGGTCCACTGCTGACTTCCTCCTGCAGGGCGCGCAGGTGCAGAAGGTCAGCCAGTTCTCGGCGGCCCTGCAGGAGTCGTTCGGCAACGTGGCCCGCGCCCTGCGGCCCGCCGTGAGCGCTCTCCTGGACCTGGTCACCACCGGCTCCAGCTTCCTGCCTGGGCTCACTGCCCAGCTCGGCAACTGGGCCACGTCGTTCTCCCAGCGGATCAGCGAGGCCGCCAAGAGCGGGGAGCTGGCGGACTTCTTCCAGCGCAGCATCGATGCCGTGCGGGCTCTTGGCCAGATATTCGGCAACGTGTTCGGGTCCATCGGCAACATCATCGGGTCGGCTAACGCACAGGGCGCCGGGTTCCTGCAGCGCATTCAGGAAATGACTCAGCGTTTCCAGGACTTCACGGCCAGTGCTCGGGGCCAGGAAGCGTTCGGGTCCTTCTTCGAGTCGATGCGACGCGCGACGGACGCCCTTGGACCGGCTTTCTTCGACCTGATCAGCATTATCGGTCGGGACTTCATTCCCATTCTGGCTGATCTCGCCGAAATCATCGGCCCAGTTCTCCACCCCCTATTCCAGGTTCTGAGCAGCTTGCTACAGGCGCTGCGTCCACTTATTGGCGCACTCGCTAAGGCATTCGCCACCGCCCTGGAAGCGCTGGGGCCATTCTTCCAGGCACTGGCCGACGCCATCAATGGCGCCATGCCGACCCTGGGTCCGATCATTCAGGATATCGGAGAAGCGTTCGCCCAGCTTTTCGAAGCCATGGTGCCGCTGGCGCCACTGTTTGTGCAATTGCTGGAAGCCATCCTGCCAATCCTGCCACCCTTTATTCAGATGATCGCGGAAATCATGCCCGAGATCATTGATTTGATAGAAGCGCTGATGCCGGTCATTGTGGCGCTGGCGGACGCGTTCGTCCAGCTCCTGCCGATAATCACGCAGATAGTGGATTTCCTGCTGAACGTGCTCGTGCCGATCTTCCAGTTCGTCGGCGTGGTCATCGGTGGCCTGATCGATATCGTAACCGGCGTCCTGACCGGAATCTGGGATGTCGTCACCACTGTCTTTACGGCAATCGGTGATTTCTTTAGTGCCGTCTGGACCGGAATTAGTGACTTCTTCTCCGGAATCTGGACGGGAATTGGTGACTTCTTCTCGGGCGGGCTCGATGGAATGTGGCAGAAGTCGAAGGAATTCGGCTCCAATCTGTGGAACGCTATCAAGACCGCGATGTCGAATATGGTCAGCGCAATTGGTGACGGCATCGGTAACGCGCTCAACTGGTTTAAGAACCTGCCTGGTCAGATACTGAATGCCCTGGGCAACCTCGGGTCTCTGCTGTTCGACGTTGGTAAGCAGATCCTGCAAGGGCTATGGAATGGCCTTAAGGCGATGGTAAACAATATCATCAACTTCTTCAAGAATCTGGTGCAGCAGGCGAAGAACATCGTTATGGACCTGCTGGGCATCGGCTCCCCGTCCAAGGAATTCGAATGGATAGGGAAGATGGTGGGAGCCGGCCTGGTGCAGGGCCTGGAGGGCTCCACCGGGGAGGTGGCCGACGCCGCCGCCTCGATGGCGCAGGCCGCCCTGGACGCTGCCTCGATGGCCACGCCCACGGTGACGCTCACCAACCCCACGGCCGGCACGCTGGCCCCCGCCGGCATCGCAGGCGGGGGCGGCACCGTCTTCCAGCAGACGAACATCATGCGACCCGGCACCGACGTGCAGCAGTTCAGCCAGCAGGTGGTGCAGCGCGCCTACGGCGACGTGCTCTCCGGCGCCTCGACTCTCGGCGTGCGCCGCAACCCGGTCCAGGCCGGCATCGATGACCAGTGGGTGAACCTATGACCGCGCCGAACCCCAACGCCTCCCTGCCCACGGTCACCGAAGAGGGGCAGTACCGCCTGGGTGACGACTTCACCACCGACCCGTCCGACGTGTGGCTGAACACGCAGTGGGACGACGGCATGCTGATCGTGGCCGCCGAGCCCGAGGGGTGGGAGGGCCTGGAGTTCGTGACGCCCATCGACACCGCTGGCTCTCGGGACGGCGGGCTGGACGGTCCGCAGTCCATCGCGCCGCGCCAGCTTCCCATCCAGGGCGCCATGGTCGCGCCGGACGCGGCGACACTCCGGCGCGGCATCGCGGCCATCAGGCGCAAGCTGGGGCCCCGCAAGCGGGTGGTGTGGGAGCAGCACGACTTTGGGCAGGGGCGCCGGCTGGCGATGATCTGCCGAGCCCAGGGCGACTTCCGAGCTACTCCCGAGTACGGCACCGCCATGGGCGGGGTGGCATCACGCTTTCAGTTCACGCTCGTGGCCGCGAATCCGCCCTACAAGCTGTCCAGCGGTGCGCCCGAGTTCGTGAACATCGGCCTACCCGTGGACCTCGTCTCGGGCCGCACCTACAGCAAGACCTACAGCTACACCTACGGCGCCAGCACCAACCCCGGCGGCATCGGCCAGGCGGAGAACACCGGCGACGTGGACGCCTGGCCACTGTTCGAGGTGACCGGCCCCGTGAACAGCCCGATCATCGAGAACACCACGACCGGCCGCAGCTTCCTGGTGTCAGGCGTCATCCCCGCCGGCGTCACAGTCACCATCGACTCCCGGACCGGGCGCGTGACCCCCGCTAGCTACCGGCTGGTAGGTAGGCCCTGGGTGCTGGCGCCCGGCGTGAACAACCTCCGGTGGCGTGCTTCCTCCGGCTCGTTCGACCCATCCGCAAACCTGCGCGTCATCTGGCGCTCAACCTCGGAGTGACCCATGGCCATCCTGAACCCGCCCGCATACCTGCAGGCTGGCACCTACCCGGCCAGCTCTGACCGCCTGCACCAGACCAGCTCCAGGTTCACCCCCACCACGTTGTCCACCAGCGACGTGGCCGCCCGAGGCGGCATCCTGCCCGGCCAGTCCGCGCGGCTGTTCTCCTCCAGCATGACGAACTGGGACGTCACGATTGGCAAGGGCGTCGCCCTCGTCGAGAACACGTTCGCCTCCCAGGCGGGTGACTACGAGGCGCTCAACACGGCGTCCCAGACCCTCACCGTCACGGCGTCGAGCCCGACCAACAACCGAATCGACATCATCGGCATTCGGATCCAGGACGCGTTCTACACGGGCGCCGTCAACTCGGGTGACCTCGCGGTCGTCCAGGGAACGTCGGTCCCTGGCGCCCCGGCGGATCCCGCGCTGCCCAGCTCCTTCCTGCCCCTCTGGCGGGTCACGGTGAGCGCGGGCACCACCACCGGTGTACTGGCCGACCTGCGCAAGCGCACGAACGTCATGGGCTCGGTGTACCAGCCGTTCACCGGCCAGCAGGCGGACAACGGCACCGTCGTGGGGGAGATGCAGCTACTGGCCGCATCCGGCGTCTACCCTGCCCGCCTGCGCGTGTGGGACGGCGCCGCCTGGAAGGGCGTCACGCCATTCCAGTTCGACATGCCGGCGCAGTCCGGCTCGGGCAACTTTGCCGGCGGGGCGGAACTCACGGTCACCTCGCTGTCCGTGGCTGATCCCGGCTACGCCTACAGGCTGAAGGTGGCCGGCACCGTCGGCTGGGCCATCCCCACCGCCACCCAGCCGAACCTCCTCATCGGCGTTGGCGTCACCATCGACAGCACCGTTCTGGGTACCGGCGAGATCCGACGCGGCTACATGACCAGCGCCAACATCGGTGCCAGCTTCACCCAGCCCACTGCGGTCGTGTCCGGTAACTCGGCATCCCAGACCGGTGCGCACACGCTGCGGCTGATTGCACACAACTACGCCGGCATCAACTTCAACATCCCGGCCGCCGGCGCCGAGACGGGTCTGAGTGTCGAGCTGGTGCCAGCATGACCGCGATGGCCCTCGGCGCGCAGGCGCTCCTGGCCGCCAACAGCTACGACCTGCCAGAAGAGCAGATCGTCAGCTATACCTACTGGCCGGTTAACTACTACCGAGGCGACCCATACGTCATCGGCAACGCGCCCCTTCCGCTCTCCGGCGTGTCGTTCTCGTCCATCATGAAAGGCGTGGGGGAGCTGCGCGCGTCCCTGCAGCTGGCCGACGCCGAGGTTCGCGCCATGAACCCGTGGGAGCTGGTGCTGCCCCGTAAGACCGGCATCGTGGCCGTGCGCTCCGTGCTCGTGAACGAGGACACCGACACGTGGGAGCACCAAGCCGTCTGGCACGGCACCGTGTGGGAACGCAAGCCCGTGCCGGCCACCGGCCGCTGGGAGATCACCGTTCGCACGGTGGAGTTCAACTGGTCTCGGCGGCTCATCACCGGGCCGATGGCCGGCGGCGACCTCGTGTGGGCGCAGGCCGACCGCACCGAGATCGTGCAGGATCTCCTCACGCCCGAGCTGTTCTCGCAAGTCGGTCCGGCCTCGGCACTCGGTACGGCCGTGGCCACCGCCGACGCCGCCAGCGTCGATCGGGTGGTGACCACCGGCGCCGACGTCGCAGACATCGCGGTTGGCAACTACATCACCGTGACCACGCTGGGAGGCGTCCCGCGCACCGACGCCAGCGGCTCGGTGACCATCTTCCGCGTGACCAGCATCGTGCCCGGCGGCACGGCTGCGATCGTGGTAACCCCGAACTTCGCCAGCGTCTCACTGATCGGCGACGTCGTCACCGTGGTGAGCCTCTTCCCTGGCTGGGTCAACGTGGACAAGCCCACCCACATGACGCTGCAGGTCCACGACTTCAGCTACAAGCGTGACCAGCAGACCAACTTGCTCACCGCGCACCAGGACCGCAGCAAGGTGTCCGACGGCTACGACTGGTACACCTCGGTGCGCGTGCTCCAGGGCGGTAGTGCCATCGACGCCATCAGCTTCCGATGCCAGTACGTGATGGGATATCCGCGCCTGGGTCGGGAGTACGGGGTGGACGATATTCCCCGGTTCACATTCCGGGTGAGTGGTCAGGGCAACGTGCTGGAAGCCACCCCGGTGTACAACGGCGAGGATGTGGCGAACGTCGTCTGGGGGCAGGGCAACGGCTACGACACGGACGCCCTGCGCGCGGTGGCCACCAACGCCGGCGATTGGGCCAACGGGTTCCTGATCACCGAGGACCGCTACAGCAACCCGGACGTGTCCCGCTCGGACACGCTGGAGGCGTACACGATCGGTCGACTGGTGCAGAGCTACGCCAGTGAGCAGTTCTTGCAGGGCGTCACGGTGCGCGGCGACAAGCCCCCATACTTCGGCACGTACAGCCTGGGTGACGACGCCCTCTACAGTACCGATGACTGGACAAACGCCGATGGCGCCAACGGCGACCGCGACACGACTTACCTCACGCGCATAATGGGGTGGACGGTCACGCCGCCCGAGGGCACCAACAGCGAGACCGTGAAGCTCGTGTTGGCCGGCGGACAGGAAGCGGTGCAGAGTGGTTGACGTCAACCCACGGGACCTTCAGGCCCCGTACACGCCGCGTGAATCCACGCTCGTGGACGCGGTGGCGGAGACGCGCCGCATTGCAGACCAGACCATGCGGAACAACCCGCTGGTGAATGCGGTCGTCGACCGGGGCCTGACCCGCTTCCGAGGCAACTACGGCAACGACTACGCCTGGTTCGGCGAGTTCAACCCGACGGACGAGAACCTGACCGACGATTTCGGGGATGACCTCCCGCAACGCGGCATCGTGTTCTGGCGGGACGACCCCAGCCACAACCAGGCATTCGCCATGTACGACATGGATCCCCGAGCCGGAGAGGCCCTACGTCAGCGCATCTACTTTAATGATGCCGACGGGAAGCCCTTCGCTCAGGAGGGGTTCAACGGCGGGCGGGCGTGGCCAGACGCCCCGATCGTGATGTACCAGCGCGAGTCGTTCGAGAACCCCGCAGCGAACTGGAGTTCTGACCGCGTGGCCTACTCGGGCGAAGGCGACCTGACCGGCACTCTGGTGGATTTCTCCGCCGCCTACACGCTGACCGTGGGCACGGACACCATGAGCAGTTTCGTCCGCCTGTCAGGTGGCGGAGTCACGATCAACACGCCCACCACCGCGCTGGTCGGCAGCCAGAACATCAGCTTGACAGTGGATGTGAAATCAATCAAGCAGGTGTCCGACTACATCAATGTTGAATGGCACCTGTGGCGTTCGGCGGGCTCCGGCAACTTCGTGGCCAGAATCTATCGGTGCCGGACTCGTTCACCGCTAACTCGACCTTAGGAACGCGATGCCTTACACGCGCAATTTCCCGACATACGAGCCCGTTCAATGGGACGGCACCAATGCAGAGGAGATTCTTTCCAAGGCTGACGCCTGGTTCTCTTGCTGGCCTGATCAGCACGCCACCCGTGACCCGGAGAGCGACGTCATCACTACGTGCAACGGCTACCAGCTCAGTCTAGGAGATTGGCTCGTGCCGGCTGGAAGTTGGGGAGTCCCAGAGGCTGGGCCGGAAGGTTCTCCGGAGGTGGTGCAAGACGTTGTCTTTCAAGTGAAATACGCTCAACAGGCGTAAGGACCAAACTGGGGGAGTAAGGATGATGATGGTGAGTGGACGCATTGCCACCCCTTGGAGCGGCTGGGATAGCCGCCCTCCTCGCTGTCGTCATCGGCTATTTGCTGAACGCGAATAGGCAGGATCGAAAAGAGCACCGAACCGAGCGGCTCGAATGGGATGCCCGATTCAAGGCCCAGCAGGAATCACACGCCCTCGACATGAAGGATCTACGAGACCGGCTGGACAGCCTGGAAGAAGAGGCGCGACAGCGCGAACGGGAGCTGCGAAATGAGACACTGCGAGCCGACCGGGCAGAAGCTCGGCTGACCGCCCTCACCGGAGGGACAGGGCCATGACCATCACCCCCCACGAGCAGAGCCGCCGGCGCGAGTCGGACCGGCGAGACCGTCACCTGGACCGCCTGCGTGTCGTGTTGGGGGTGATCGCGGTCGCGCTCCTGGGGATGCTGACCTGGTCCGTGTTCTCCTCGAAGGACGCGGCCGACCAGGCGGCCACCCAGACGCAGACGCTGGCCCAGCAGGTCACAGCGGCCTGCGACGCGGGGGGCGCCGCAGAGCGCGAGCTGG